TCTTTTGATCTGGTGTTAAAGTAACTATACGTTTAATAAAAGTTTTAGGGGGTAGATCTAAACAATCATCCTTTAATACTCTATAAGAGAAAGGTTTTAATTTTTCTGAAAGTTCTGCAAGATGTTGGTAACCGGTAACTATTTGTACAGACTTACCACCAAAATTAGCTGTATTCATGACAGCATATCTAGTTCTAAAAGTATAATAAGACGTATGACCCAATAATTCTTTTTTAAGAAACTCACATTGTTTATATAAATCAAGTGGTGACTTAGTAACCGGAGATCCGGTTAATATTCTTTTGTATGGAGCATAATCCGCAAGAGAACATATATGTTTAGTTCTTTTAGCGTCTGGATTTTTAATAGTAGTGGACTCATCCACAGCCATCATAGTTCTATGGCACCTTAAAAATTTAGCTGCAAACTCGACTCCTTTTTTAGTAGAGAAGGCTTCTACGTTCATTAAAAGAATGTGTAAATCTTCTCCTGGTGCAAATAGTTTATCTAATTCTTTTTGTTGTGTTTTATTAATCATGGCTTGCCATAATACAGAGGTGTATTCAATATGGTCGGGTAAGTGAGTAGGAATTTCTCCATCATACCAGTTTTTATAAACACCTTTAGGTGCCACAATTAGAACACCATTGATTTTACCGGCATCATATAACATAGCAATGTTATCTAATAATACTTTTGATTTACCTGTACCCATTTCCATAAAATATGCGAAATAAGGTTTTTCCCATGAAAGCTCTAATGCTTTTATTTGATGAGCATAAGGCTTAGTCTTAAATTTATAGTTCATAATTTTTCTTCTTTCTAGTTGACATCTTTTATAGAACATATTATATATCTTGTCAATGACAGAAAGTATAAAATACGAAGAATTAAAAAATAATTATAAACCGATAGTTTATGTAATACAGGAACTGCCGGGAACTAAAATGGGTGCACCTAAAATTAATATTATGAGTGCTTCTAAATACGGAGAATTTAAATTTCTTTTACCGGAATTTTCTCAAATTATTTTTTCACCAGGACCTTTAATTTTTAAACTTAGAAATCTTTTAAAAGATTATACAGTTAAAGATTATTTATTATTGACAGGTGATCCTGCAATTATAGGTGTAGCTTGCTCTATTGTTTCTGACATGACTAACGGAAAATACAATCTATTAAAATGGGACAAGCAAGATAGAATGTATTATCCGATTTCAATTAACCTACACGAGAAAGGAAAAATACAAGATGAGTAATATAAATTTTGAGGAAGATCAAAGAAAAGATCTAGACTCAGTAAATGAAGCCGGCAGTTTAGCCGAGCAAGTTGTCAAACTACAAAAGTTAGAAGAAGAACTTTTAGCTAAAGAAGTAGAAGCAAAAGAATTAAAAAGAAAAGTAGATTTAGTTTCTTCTGAGGTCATACCGACCATGATGCAAGAAATGAATATCTCTACATTAAAATTATCAGACGGTACTTCAGTTGAAGTTAAACCCGTCTATGGAGCCTCTATCCCAGTTGACAAGCGGGAAGATGCTTACACATGGCTTCGTGAGAACGGCCTAGGGGATCTTATTAAAAATGAGATAACCGTTGCTTTTGGTCGTTCCGAAGATAACAAGGCACAGCAATATGCTGTCCTTGCGCAAGGTCAAGGGTATGAACCAGTCCAGAAATTAAAGGTTGAACCCATGACACTTAAAGCATTAGTTAGGGAGCGTATCGAAAATGGACTTGATATGCCCTCTGACTTATTTAACCTGTTCACGAGCAACAGAACAAAAATAACAAGGAACAAATAACCATGAATGAAGTAACACAAAAAAAGGACGCAGGTCTTCCGGCAGCAGGCATGTTTGAAGATGATGCAGGAAAAGGTTTAGGAAATATAAGTCAACAAGACTTGGCCTTACCTTTTCTTAAAGTGCTCGTACAACTATCTCCACAAGTAAATAAAAGAGATGGTAAGTATGTAGAAGGAGCAGAACCTGGAATGATTTTCAATTCAGTAACTGGAGATTTATACGATGGAGTAAAAGGCATTGATGTCATACCTTCATTTTATAAACTTGAGTATGTTGAATGGAAAGATAGAGGAGAAGGACCTGGTGCACCAGTAATGGTATACGATTCTTCATCTGACATCATGTCGAAAACAAAACCAGATGCTAGTTATAGAGATAGATTACCTAATGGTAATTATATTGAAAAGACCGCATCTCACTTTGTGATGATCACAGGAGACAGCCCATCAACAGCATTAATTTCTATGACTCGTACTCAATTAAAAATTAGTAGGAAATGGAACTCAATGATGTCTGGTATCAAACTAAAAGGTAAGAATGGTTTATATACACCATCTTCTTACAGCCACATTTACAAACTAAAGACTACACCAATGTCTAATGATAAAGGTAATTGGTTTGGTTGGGAAGTTAGTAAAATAGGCCCAGTCTCAAATGCTGGTGATTATCAGCAAGCTAAAGAATTTTCAGCGAATGTTTCTAAAGGAGCCGTGAAAGTAAAACACGGTGAAGAGAAACCCGCAGAAAGTAAAAGCATTATATAATCCCTTCGGGGTATGTGCACAGTGTGGGCCGGATGGGAGACTAGATGGTCCACATAGACAGGATAGTTATGATTAAAAGATATATAAAAATATTTGATGGATACAGGATGGCTTATGGTACGGCCGAACTAAAAAATGCTAAAGTCGATCCAGAAAAAGGTGGTAAACTAGTAATTCCAAAAGGGGATTACGGTTGGACCCATCAAGAACTTACTGAAGAAATTTATGAAAAACATTTAGCAGGTACTCTATCTATTGGTGTTCAACCTTGTAATGAAAATTCAGAAGCAAAATACGGTGTTATAGATATAGACCCGAAAAACTACGTTGACTTTGACAGACAATATGTCATTGAAAAAATTCAAGAATATAAACTACCATTAGTACCCGTTCTATCTAAAAGTGGTGGATTACATTTATATTTGTTTATGAATGAATTTATATTAGCCACAGTAATAGTTTCTTTTTTAAGTAACCTACTTTCATTATTTAAACTAAAATCAAATAATGAGATATTTCCTAAACAGACACAACTAACTAAGGATCCGGAAACAGGGAAAACAAATGTAGGTCAGTTTATAAACCTGCCTTATTTTAAAAAAACAGAACGATTAGCAATTAACATAGACGGTACAACTTTTACATTTGAACAATTTATTCAAGTGGCAGAAGCTAATACGGTTAATATAGAAGATTTAAAAAACATAACAGAGCGTATAGAAAATAAAGATTTAGAGGGTGTTGATGAAGAATTTGATGATGGTCCGCCATGTCTAGCTCATCTTAGCAAGATAATGAAAAATCCTGGCTTTGATGGTAAGGACCGATTTATGTATAATTATCATGTATTTGTGAAGATGAAGTACGGAGATAATTGGCAACAAAGGGTCATGAATGCACCTGTCAAATACTTTGAGCCGGTACATGCAAATGCTTGGGATAAGCAAACTTTAACCGCCAAAGTTAGATCATGGTCTAAATCTGAAAAAGGTTATACCTGTACGCAGAGCCCTATTAGTGATTACTGTAAAAAAGGTATTTGTGTTAAAAAGAAATTTGGTATCCTTGCAGGATCAAAAGGATCTTATCCGGTGTTGGCTAATTTAAGAAAAATAGATATTCAACCCGATCCAGAATATGAATTTGATGTAACTAAACCAGACGGCATAGGAAAAGCATCTGTGTATTGTAAATCAATTGAACATCTTACAGATCAACGCAAACGTAGAAATTCAATAGCGATAGCTGCAGGTTTTCCACCACCTATTGTAAAAGGTGATGAGGATCAAATGATTTTAACAGCTCTTTTTGAAACACAGACAGTAATAAACCCTCCTATAGGTACTTCACCTAAAGAAAAATTACATGATGTAATACATGCAAAAATTAATGGACCTAAAGCCATGAACGATGCTGCATTTAAATCGGGGACTGTATTGATTGAAGAAGGTTTTGCTTATTTTAGATTTGAAAAATTTTATGACAAACTTAAATCTAAAAATTGGAAATATTCAGAAGACAAGACCGGGGTGATGATGAAAACAAACTATGAGAAATGTGGGATAGATTTTTTAAAACAAAAAAGATTTCCTGCTAAAGATAAAGGTAAATATAATACACCAACTAATAACATTGTAATGATTAGTATTAAAGAATTTGAAGACGTACAAATTAATCATACAATAATGAAACATAACACGGAGATAATGTAGTGGCAGCTAAAATGGATTTAATAACCATGGTTTTATTCACAGCATTTTGGATATATCTACATTTAGGAGCAGCATTATGAGCACTAGAAAAATATACGGGCCTCCGGGAACAGGGAAAACAACTAGACTGATTAACTATGTAAAGACTTTAGTTAAGTTTGGTACACCCATAGATAAGATAGGCTACTTTGCTTTTACAAAAAAAGCAGCAGAAGAAGCTATTGATAGAATGCTAAAAATATTTCCTAAATATTCTCAAAAAGATTTAAAATATTTTAGAACCCTACATTCGTTAGCCTTTACAGAACTAGGTATGAAAAAAAGTAATGTGATGCAGGATGAACACTACGAAGACATAGGTAGAAAGTTAGGTATAGAAGTAACAGTTTATTCTAATGGAGATGAGAAGACAGGGTTTGTAGATTCTGATAGTGAATATTTTAACATTATCAATGCAGCAAGGATCAAGGAAAATACAGTAGAAGAAGAATATAATACAGATATGTACTCAGAGGATATTGATAAACACCAATTAAAAATTTTAAAAGATGAAGTCGATAATTATAAACAAGCCTACGGTTTGGTCGATTTTACAGATATGATCGAAAAATTTAATGTGTCCAAATTGTGTCCGAAATATGACGTAGTATTCATTGATGAAGCTCAAGATTTATCGCCGATACAGTGGAGAATGTATGATATACTGAAGAAAAACTCTAAACATATTATACTTGCTGGTGATGATGATCAAGCAATTTATGGTTGGGCTGGTGCAGACGTTAAACGGTTTCAAAGTGAACCTGCAAAAGACATTATTCTGCCACAATCGTACAGGATTCCAGAAAAGGTACAAGACATAGCCAGTTGTATTTTAAATAGAATACCGGACGATAGAAGAATTAAAAAAAAATGGTCAGCTAGACCTGAACAAGGTTATGTAGAATATATAACTTCAATAGAAGACATACCTTTAGATTCTGGAGATTGGTTAATACTTGCAAGAACAAATTATAGACTTAAAAATTTAGTTCCTCAGTTAAAAGAAAGAGGGCTGTATTTTGAAATAAAAAATAGAAAAAGTTACAGGACCAGACTGTATAGGTCAATACAAGATTACACACGTTGGACTAATGGTGCCAAACTTTCTTTGTCTGAATGTAAGGATTTATTTGAATTTCTAGAATTAGATAAAGAATTAAAAGACGAACGTATGTACGATTTAAAAGAATTTGGATACAGCTTTACAGATGATTGGTATCAAGTATTTAAATCTGATCCAGAAGAATGTTTATATATTAGAGAAATGACGCGTAACAAAGAAAAGTTATCTGAAGATCCAAGAATTAAACTATCAACTATACACGCAGCTAAAGGTGGTGAAGCCACTAATGTTTTAATTATTTTAGATAATACTAAAAAGATAAGAGAAGCAATTGAAAAAAACCAAGACAAATACGATGAAGAACAAAGAGTTTGGTACGTGGGCGTCACTCGTACAAAACAAAACTTATATATAATGGCTGCAAAAAAGGAGGACAAAGGTTATGACATCTAAAGCATACGATAAACAAATTGGTGGATCACATTACCAAAGATTTAAAATTCAACCCAGTAAATTTGTGATTGAGAATGAGTTGCTTTATCCGGAAGGATGCGTTATAAAATACATAGTCAGACACAGACTGAAAGGAAAGAAACAAGACTTAGAAAAAGCAATACACTTTATAGAAATGATAATTGAAAGGGACTATGGAACCGAATAATCATATACCATTTTACATGGGGCTATTCACATGCCTATTGATTCTTTGCTACCTAACATTATGAAAATACCTACATTTAGTGCTCAAACAGAATGGGTTATACCCGCAGAATTTCCAGACTTAAGACAGGTTGACGAAATTGCAATTGACTTAGAAACAAGAGATCCAGACCTAATTAAAAAAGGATCCGGAGCCATTATTGGTAATGGAGAAGTAATAGGAATAGCTGTAGCAACATCTAATTACAAAGGTTACTTTCCAATAGGTCATCATGGTGGCGGCAACATGGATAAGAAGAGGGTTTTAGAATGGTTTCAAGATACTCTAAACTCAACTTCTACAAAAATATTTCACAATGCCATGTACGATGTGTGTTGGATCAGGGCCATGGGTTTAAAAATTAATGGTATGATTGTTGATACAATGATAGCCGCAGCAGTGACTGATGAAAATAGATATAGATATGATCTTAATAGTTTGTCATGGAAGTACAATGGTTATGGTAAGAACGAAACAGGACTTAGTGAGGCCGCAGCTGAATGGGGAATAGATCCTAAGTCTGAAATGTATAGACTACCTTCACTTAATGTTGGTGCTTATGCTGAACGTGATGCAGAAGCTACATTTGGTTTATGGCAAGAGATGAAAAAAGAAATTATCTCTCAAGATTTACAATCAATTATGGAATTAGAAACAGATTTATTTCCATGTCTGGTTGACATGAGATTCAAAGGTGTACGAGTAGATGTTGAGAGTGCACAAAAACTTAAGAAGACCTTAATAAAAGAGGAACAGAATATACTAACTGCAATAGAAAAGGAAACGAATATTAGACCTCAAATTTGGGCCGCAAATAGTATAGCACAGGTCTTTGAGAATTTAAAGATACCATTTGATCGTACAGAAAAAACTGATGCACCAAGTTTTACTAAAAACTTTTTACAAGAACATGAGCATCCTGTTGTTAATTTAATTGCCAAAGCAAGAGAAGTTAATAAAGCTCACACTACTTTTATCGATTCAATATTACGTTATGAGCATAAAGGAAGAATACACGCAGAGATTAATCAGCTTAGAAATGCTACCGGGGGTACTGTAACTGGAAGGTTTTCTTATCAGAATCCTAACCTTCAACAGATTCCAGCACGGAATAAAGATTTAGGTCCTAAAATTAGAGCACTATTTATTCCAGAAGATGGTTGTAAATGGGGCTGTTTTGATTACTCACAACAAGAACCACGTCTTGTTGTTCACTATGCAGCTTTATATAAACTACCTTCAGTGTACGATGTTGTTGATGCTTACAACAATGATGCTAGCGCAGACTTTCACAAAACTGTAGCAGAGATGGCG